ATTTTGGACCCGCCATGAAATAGACGGAACCATTCCCTGCTTCATTACCTTGCCGTCACCATCGACTCCACGAATAGAATCAATGATATTCTGGTGAACTCCGTAATCAGGACGCTGGCCCTGCTTTGTGGAACGTGCCCGATAAACCTTACGATCGCCAGTAAAAGCAGCCATAATGTTTTCGATCATCTTCTCGGAAGAATCCCCTCGCTGCAAACCACGGGCAAACATTTCAACGCCTGTTTCCAGAGCGTTAACCTGAATGCTATCCCGGGGTCCAGAAAGCATATGCTTCTTTACTGAATCATAGAAGATATCCGAAATATCATCCAAACCAAGGGGAATAGGCGCATCGTCTGCGGCCTTTTTACCGAGGTCAAGAACAGGATTCATACCCTTTTGACGAGCAATAGCGTATGTAGCTTCCATGATTCGACGGTACATTCCCGCCTTGTGCCATGAAGAAATCTTACCGGATTCCATGAAGAATTTGATTACTTCATTATGTGCAGCAACGGACGACATTGTTCCCATTTCACCGGGATGCACAGCGCCGCCAGTTTCCACAGACCCATCGGTATAAGTCTTATGGCCCCTAGCTGTGGTGAATTTACGGTCCGCACCAGACTGATATTTAACAATTGCTTCAAAGGTACGTTCCGGCATTTTCGCCAGATCGTCAATCTTCACAATCTCTGCATAGTTCTCAGAGACTACATCATTTACCTTATCAACAACGTTTTCGGCCTGATAACGTGCAGTATCTTCCGGAGAAATCTTATCCAGCATATGTGCCAGATTCTGATTTGCTTCCTTATCTACGAGAGCAGGAGCTTTCTTAGTAGCCTTTTCAGCTGCCTGAAGTTCCTTTTCCTTAGTGACGAATTCTTTGTATGACTTCTCGAAAGACTGGGCAACTTCAGACCGCAATGCAGTCTTCGGGAGTCCGAGCTTTTCGATCATCAATTTAATTTCATCGTCGGATGCGTAGTGAGCAATGTACTGCTTACGTTCACGCATATTTCCCGTAGGCACGGTAATATCACGCAAAGCAACCGGATCAATTCCGTGATGAGACGGATCAATCATGGCGAGAATTTCTTCAGGAATCGGAGTTCCATCGACATTCTCTACGACGTTTTCAAGTTGGATTTCTTTCTTGGTGCGGGGAGCCGCGGGAGCTACATTCTGTGCTTCGGTCTTGAACTTAGCAATAAACTCAGGATCAAGTTTCCGAAGCACGGCTTTCATTTGTTCGCCGTTAGTAGCCTTATCCAAATCCCTTGCAACAATGCGCGGGTGAACGGACTTGCCACCGTACTTAATAGTGCCCGAACCAATTTCATCCCCGGTTCCTTCCTTTGTTGCAGCTTTACGGATACTTCCGATAAGGCCCTTTACGTCAATTGAAGCCTTTGCTGGACCCGGCTTAGGGGCCGCAGTATCAGGAACTTCAACGGTCTTTTCGACCTGACGTTCAATAGTCCGTGGCTTTGAATTCTCCACAGCCTGACGGAAAGATTCAACGGTATTAGCGTCGTATCGTTTGCGGCTGAAGGGCACCTGAGTAATGATATCTCGCATTCCTGCGTGAAGATCAATCTCAGGTGCCGTCTTCATTGCCGACAAACCTTCAGTCAGCTTATCGAGTTCGTCTGCCTTTGTGTTATTTACAATGGGAGAATCTTCGACAGAATCCAGAAGTTTTGTCAGACCTTCAGAATCTTTGGCTGTACGAGGAATAAGCTTCTCATTTGCTGCAACGGTCTTTGCTCCCAGAGCATTAACCAAATCAGCAAGCCCCGACATTTCTGGAGCATTAAATGCTTGTGGCGCAATATCCGGAGCATCAGCGGGGAGCTTTTTACCAGCAGAGAAAGGCAATTCAAACTTAGCCAGCTTTCCACCGGCTTCATTTACAGACCAATCTTTATAGGCTGCTTTTGCTTCCGAACCTGCATTCCTGAGACGCTGACCAATACCGGCAGTTTCAGCTTTATCTGCAATCTTGGAGATATTGTGACCAAGATCAACTGCTTCATTGCCGGTAATTGCCTTGGCTTCATCCACAGCTTCGCCAGCAATTCGGGCGGCCCTTTTACCGCCCTCAGCAAATCCCTTTGTTCCAGCAAGCGCAGCTTTACCTACACCGAAAGTAATGTATGTAAGAGGATCAAGAGCAACGTCGCCGACAAAACCGCCAAGACCCTGAGTCCATTTCGCAGCATCATTTTCAGTATCCGCCCCACTAAGTTCCTGAATTTCTTTGATATTATCGCCCCAAGTAACAACGTCATTGTCATTACCAAAAGCGGCAGAAGCACCCTTTGCCAAACCCGTTACAGGAGAAGCAAGGGAACGCAAAATACCGCCACCGATATCTCCGGAAGCAGCTTGCTTTTGCGCTTCAATCATTTCTTTACCCATGTTTGCTGTGGCATAGGTTCCCACAGACAATACATCAATGATTTGTTTAATTACGGGGGTCTTTGCGACCTTTGCGACTGAAGCCTGAAAACCTTCCCATCCACCCTTTTTATAGGCTTCATCGAGGGCGGCGTTTTCCTGCTCGTCCTTTGACAAAGGCTTATTATATTTAGGGAGTTTGGAAACAGAAGAACCGACAGAAACAGAAGAGTTAGATAGCCCGTCGCGGAAGGCTACTTTACTCAGCAAATCGGCAATGTTTCCCTGAGACTGTGCGGATTCATCTGCAATAAGTCCCGCTTTGAGAGCGTAAACGTCTCTCCAAGACGGTGCCGGATTTGCCATTTCTGTTCCTATCGGTTCTTCCTTATCCTACGGATACGGAGTTGTACTTGCTCTTTTCCGAAGCAATCCGAGCATAGGCCAAAGCAAGATTAGGATCGAGACCTTGCTCGACCAATTTCTTTGCAATATAAGACTCGCTCGGATTTGGTGCTGACCCACCTGTGGGGTCATTGTAGTTAATAATGGCGTCAGTATAAGCGCTGTTTGCAGCACCTGCGTCACCACCATTTTGGGTAATGTAGTTGTTGGCATCTTCGAGATTAAATGCATCCCCACCGCCGCCATACTGCATTTGATTCTTTGCTTGATCAGCTTGGAGTTGGGTATAGAACTTTTCACGGTCCCAATCCATTCCCTGCTGATTTTCCATTGTTGCAAGCAATTCTTTCAGACGAGCATTGGTGGATTCGCCAGCGGATTTGCGAGCTTCCATTTCTGCCTGCTGTTGCTGAGTACCCAGATCAGCTTCTTTCATATCAAGCTGTCCCAGAATCTGAGTCAGTTGATTGCGGAGTTCACTTTGACGCGCTGCTCCTTCGGAAACCAAAGAATTAGCACGAGCGGTATTTGCGGTTACGTCAGAAGCTCCATAAGTCAAAGCTTGCTGAATTGCCCCGCCTTTATTTGACGCATTCTGTTCAATCGCATCGGACTGAACAGACCCTGAATCGCCCAAACCGGCTTCAGTAACACCCATACGCTGCAACATTTCAGCACGAGTCTGCATAGCTTTATCGCGCTCATTGGACAACGTTTCGTTATTACCATCATAAAGCCCGGTAAGTCCAGTAACAAGGGCGTTGTTGTTTTCCTGAAGAACATTATTTGCCTGAAGTGTTTCGTTACGCCCACTTCGGTACAAATCTTCAACATTCTTATTGGAAGTTTGGAAGTTCTGATTTGTGCGATCACGGACCCCATTAAGAGTTCCGCGAGCGCCGTCAAATGTAGAACGAACCTGAGACAGCATTCCCTGCGCTTCCTGTTCTGGATCAGCATTCAAAAGAGAACCGATTTGATCCAGAATCATTTGCAGCTTATTGGGGGCCGCTTGCTACCTCTCCATACGACCAACTGCTTTGGTCGGTACCTTCTGCATTTGTCCCACAGTCCGGCCGTTCCCTTGCTGTGCCGGAGTGTGGGTTGCATTCCTTTCAGCAACATTTCGCTGATAGTCAGGACGAGCGTGGTAATTCGACATATTCTGTTCAGTGCGCTTCTTTTCATTCTCAGAAAAGTCGCCCCACATTCCATTCCAGCCGCCCCACAAATCATCCCAAAATGACTTCGCTTTGTCGCTTCCGGAAGGGCCGTCGGCATATTGATTCTGTGCCATTTTATCCCCTTACATAAGTGACTGAGAAGAAGCCAAACGGGACAAAGCGTCACGTCGGGCAGAAGCCAATGAAGCCTGAATATCAGCTTCAAAGTTATTACGTCGGAAACCAAGATCGTTTACCTGATTGAGGATGGAATTACCCAGTCCTGTTTTCTGCCGATCGTAGTTGTTACTTGCGTCCTGATGATTCTTTACAAACAAACCGGAGTTTCCGAGACCTCGGTTTGCAAAATCCTCAGAAACGCTAGTAAGGCCAGCGGTACGATTTCGCTCAATACCAGCCGAAGCCGTTTTGAAATCATTACCCAAAGTGCCGCCCAAATCTTCAGGCTTTACTTGCTTGCCCCACATTCCTGCGCCAACTTGCCGATCATAATCAGCAATGTATTTCCGGAGTTTATCCGTATACATCGCGTCCTGATCGGCAAATGTGGAGTCATGGCCTTTCAATTCTCCGTTTCCCATTGCTTCGAAATTAATCTGTGGCTGGGGCGGTGGAGTTGTAGCCTGTGGAGTTCCGGGGCTTACAGGCCCCGCCCAAGGCCCGGTAGAGGGTGCTGAGGGGACGAAGTTCGTCTGAGGGTAATTGTAACTTGGCTGTGCTGCCAATCCCTGAGAAGGTTGTGCCTGTTGTGCCGGAGCCGGAATTGTTCCGCCATTAAATGCAGGATCAGGCGGGCTGTTTGGTTTTGGCATTCTTCCGAAACCTCGGCCGCTATTAGCGGAACCTCCGTCCCCATCCATACCAATTGGCCTAAGTATTGCCATGTTAATTACCTCCCAGATACTTTAGCAGATATTTCCTGCGGGTATTTGCTTCATTATCTCTTGTTTGATATCCCGCAGGATCAACTCCCCCAGCCCCGGCTTGCGGACTGGGGGAGCTTCCGTTGTAAACTCTGCTTCCAACTGCATAATCATTGTTGGCAGAGTATCCGGTTGCTGTATTTTGGGATGCAGTATTTACCGGATTTAGAGCTTGCATTCGCTTATTGTATCGGTCAATAAAGCTTTCGTTATTTCCAAGCATAACTTACTCTTCCCCCTTTATCAATTAGTTGACCTTACCGAAGACTTTTTCCTTTGGCAGGACATAAGAAGTCAGCGAGAACAACTTTACCGGTCCAGAGGAAGCATTACCATAAGAAAGCAAATCTACTTCGAATGATATCTGCCGGAATCTAAGTGCCTTAATGACCTTCACAAAAAGACGACCATTTTCTGTCTGACTGTTACTAACGTCCAATTCATCGAATACGGACAAAGAAACTGTCAGCCAAGAAAGTGGATTACCTGCCGTTCCCTGAGCAAGTTGGGTATGCGTATACGCTTCCAATTGCCCCCATGAAATCGGAAGTTGCTTGGCAATTGGGATTGCTTTTGCTTCAATCGACTTCGTGGTTTTTACGTCAATTCCCCACCAGAATAGACGTTTATGCGCAGACGGAGCCTGATAATCATAGCTCTTAGTCCGCACATGACATTCGAGATATTCGACGATATTCACGTCAGAAACGTACTGATCCGTCAGTTTAATCAAAGTGTACGGAGATTGAACTGTGTCCCTTTTCAGAGACGGATTAGTAATCGTGAAGTTATCTCCCACAGTAGCGAGGTCAAAGTTTGCAACTCGAATAAAAGCTGCAATTGCCATTTCCGGTGCCCTGAAAGTTACAGAGAAAGCGCCACCGGGAAGGTTATTTTCGACATTTACAAATGACCCATCCCTTAAAAGGAAAGCCATTCGTGCTACCACAGTCCCTACACTTGCGGTCGAGCTTCCCGTAAACAGGAACCGCTGACCAGAAGCACATCGAATGTTGTATTCATCCTTGGAATTCAAGTAAATGATACCCGCAGATGAGTTGGTGGTATTCTTTGTGTTCTTCAGGGTGTTAGGGGATTGGAAAGATATAATGTGATTCGGGGTTCGACGAGAATTTGCGTAAGCCAAATACTCAGCGGAAGTAATATCAGGAATGTATTCGACTGACAAACTTTGGGTAAGCCCTTCCGATGCAGCGACATAAGTTGATTGCGTCGCGGACGCCGAATCGGCAGGGAGTTCAAAGAATCGTCCCGGTGTTCCATTATAGGACCTCCATTGGGACCAAGTTTTTGTGTCAATAAAATACGAATAGACTGTGTTGTAGTACCTGACAATCAATCGTCGAGTCACTACTGATAGGGTTACTCCGGGAGCAATACCGTCCACAGCCTTTGAATCCTGAGTAAACTTCACAAATCGGTTTACCTGAGTATAGATGCTGTTGATAAGTTCGTAGACGCGACCTTGATCGTACACGTAAACAAAGTTCTCGAATTCAGCTACACAGTTGGCATTTGCAGCGCCAATCATTCCGCTGATCTTATCTACCTGACCTTTTGAGGGAGCACTGGGGTAAGAAAAGCGCCATGTTCCGTCGCCCTTGAATATCAGAATCGAGTTATTCAACGGCAAAAGGGCGGTAATAAAACCGCCCTCACCGGGAGCCACTTTAATGAAATCTACTGTGGTGTCCCATTGATCCAAATGCACGCCAGTGGCGTCAATCTTTGAGAACCAGAGAGTACTTCCGTCCGAAGAAGAATCCCTACCAGCCAACCATAGACGGGACTTGTAGGAGACAAGGATATTCCCCTTAGGCATTTGTGCAATGTCCGTGGGGCTGGCATCCGCCTTACGCCATTTAAACCCGGAAATGGAAGCCCCGGTACCCACAGAGAAATAGCTGTAATCATCTACTTGGGCATACCCTGTGACTTTATTCGTCGTTCCCGTAAGAAGTTTGAATTCAGTGTAGGCAGCTACATTGCCGTTCAACATATACCCGAGAGACCAATCAGTACCGGTCCAACGTTGTGCGATTAAGTACCATTCAGCATTTGTTACTCTGTGGATACCGAGAATATTCCAACCGTCGGAAAAGTTATTTCCACGGAGGGAACCTTCAATGACTTCCATCGGCGGCCTTGAAGTAAGAGCTTGATCTAGGGTTACTTCAAGGTTTACCAGTTCCACAGCCTGTGAATCATCAGCTTCACCGGCTAAGGAAATGTTATTCAGCCCACCAACAAAGGGGCCAATGAGGATTGGTTTACCTGACATTAGTAATACGCATCCTCTCCATCGAGCCTGATTGTTGGGTAGGTCGAGCCCTGCATGGTTGTTTTGTTCTGGCGCATTCCGAGAGATTTCTCGAATTGCGCCAACTTCATTTGCGACATTTGTGCGTTTTCGTCAAGCTCATAAGCCTGTGCGATAACGTACTGAACGAGAGCATTGAAGTAAGAATCGGGGATTCCCAGCTTATCGCCGTTTGAAACAAGCTTATCGGGATAAGCGGTAAATCGAATCTTCAATCCATCGTTTACAGCTACGCTGGGAGTAGGAAACAGAACTACATTTCCCTCTTCGTAATACCAACCTAGCGGCGTTCCGGATTCCCTATCGGGAGAAGTGGTTCCCCAATCTTCTGCTTGCTGCACAGTGATTGGGCGAAGAACAATGCCGTTATACCGAATCGAGGTAATATTGGCAATGTTATCAATATTGGGATCGGTGAGCATGGAATAGGTATCCTGCCCAGCAATTACATCTGTGGTAGCCACTTTGGCATTGACGAGAGTATTCGTATCAACGATTTCCCGCTGACCATCATTAGCCCATCGGATAATATCAGCATCGTTGATTTGAACGCCAGATTCGTCACCAAACTGTCGCTTTACCGCAGTAAGAACATCAGCGACTGATTTTTCGCTCTTCTCAACGGGCATTGTTATTCCTTAGGTTCATTGAGTCCCAGATAAGGAACGTCTACTCCGACCTTCACTCCATTTACTTTATAGGTGTGAAGATTGCTCTTGGCAACTGCATGAACAACATCAAGCTTTTCAAGCAATTCTTCGCGGTTGGCCTTATCGACCTCTGCTTTGAGCTTTGCGTTACGGTCCAGCATATTCTGGTAAAGAACATCGGCACCGTGACGCTCGGAATCATTGTCGTAAAGCCACTTCTGAATCCAATTAAGGCTCTTTGCTTCCGCTTCAGAAAGTTCCCTAATGACGTATCCAGCGAACTGATCGAAGATAGCGAACGGCTTGTCCTTTTCGCGGTCATTACGGTTTTCCACAGGCAAATAGGCAATCCGGAGATTATCGTAAATGTCGTTGATAATGGCATCGTTTTCAAGGACTTCCGACGGAACTAGCGTCGATCCTACAAATTCGTACATTAGGGAACTTTCTGTTTATTAGTTCTGCGGCGGAAGCTTCTGGTCAATCTGCTCACTTACGTGATTGATTGCATCCAGAATGTTGAGGCCGGTCTGATTAACGAGACCCGGAAGGTTTTCCCCACCAATTATGGACTCGTTGTTCTTTACCGGATTGAACATAGCATAATGCTGTGCCCGAAATGCCTCAGAAATGGTCGGGGGGACCGGGAATTCATCCGTGGGATCAAATGCCGGGTGGTTCAGGAAATCTTCGATGGAAGCCATGAAAGTGTCCTCTTCAGGTTCGCCTAGTTCTTCGTTTACATATTCAAAGAACAAATCCCAGTCAAAATCTGCACCGGGATCAGTTCGAGATAGTCCCGAATCGCCGTGAGCACAGAAACCGGGAACACGAGCGCGAGCCTGTGCTCCGGTAATGCGAACGCGGGGGACTTCAATTGCATAAGTCTCACGCATATAACGGACAAAATCAGCCGCTACAATTGCGAGATTACGGTAATACTTTAGGCGGGTCTTGATTTCAATTCCCAGCCAATCTGCCGCCCGGCACGCTGCGGAGATTCCCACAGCCCAGTTATTCGTTTCCGAATCCTGCCAAGTTTCCCATTCCCAGTCGGCCATTTCGATGATGTTATTTGCATCAACAAGACGGTGATAGGAACCCCAGTCGGAACGCTGCGAAATAAACTTCGCTACGTCGTATGCTCCGTAACCTTCGGCGGTGTGAACAATTACGGTGCCAGAAAGGCGGCCATAAATGCCACGACGCTGCGGTACGAATTGGGGACGGTCAGGATGGATAACGTTTGGGTTATCCGCGAGATAGAATCCCATTTTATCCCTTTCCGAATACATTCCAAAGGAAACCACCTAAGGCGATAATCAATGCAGAAACCGCTGTGGCCCTTGGGAAATTCTGACTTGCTCGATCGAACAAGGTTTTGATATCTTCACGGATATTGCTGATATCACCGGTGTTTGTAGTTACGCGGGTTGAGACCGCCGTAACTTCTTTCGTGACTTCTTCTTTTACAGCGGTCAAATCAGTGCGAAGTTGGCTGACCTTTTGTTCTGTATCCGTAATACGTCGCCCATGCTCAGTAATAACGGTAGTGAGAATACCTTTTAGTTCGCCAATATCTACTCTGATTTGAGTGTAGTTGTCACTTTCTGTCGAAACCATTCCAGTCCCCCTGCTAGAAGTGGAAGAGTTATCAGACAATTCCTACAAACGTACCGAGAGCCGTGGAAGTACCAGCAACAGTGCAGATATAAATGCGCTGATTTGCGGTAGACGGCGTATCGGTACGGAAGTAGAATTCCCCAACAGAACCGCCGCTAGGCACAGTTGCCAAAGCAGGAACGCCGGTTCCAGTATAAGGTTCGAAAACCTTAATATTGCCCATATTTACCTGACGATCAAATTCCTGCTCATTTCCAAAAGGAGCGGCAAGAAGCTGATTGAGGTTCTTTGAGGGGAAGTATTTCTTAAGCCGGTTAGCGAACCGCTCATTACGGTGCATGTAACCGGGAGAGCCGAGCTTTGCAAATGGCATTAGACCTCCTAAGTCTATTTTATCTTAACATTAGAAAAGGCACCTGACCACAGTCAGGTGCCTTTTCTTGAATCAATTAAGCTGCGGGATGGTCGCCGCGGCTCATTTCAACCCAGTTTGTTCCATCAAAGAACAAAGTCATTGAGTCTCGTGCTGCATCCAACGTGAACGCTGAAATATAGCGAATATTACCGGATTGAACAATAGTAATATCCTGAGAGTTTGACGTTGCCCTCAGAGTAATAATCTGCCCTCGCAGGCCGCCATTGATGGTAGCAATATTATCCGTGGACGCGCCGCCCTCAGCATTCAAGGAAACAAAGCGAGTTGTCGGAGTAATCGTAATTGCATCACTAGCGATTGTTCGAGCCAGCCAGCCGTCATGATCTGTGGGAGTTATTGCCCCAGAATCCACAACGCTATAAACCTGCGAACCACCAACAATTGTGTTGTTTCCATGAACAATCTTGCTTGCGTGAGTCAGCAAGAATGCATAGGAACCAGCAGATCGAATGGAAGAATTACCTGTAAAGATAACGCCTTCCTCAGGGCCAGTATTTACTGCTGAAGCCCAGCCAATAATAAACCCAGACTGAGCTGAATCTACACTGACATTCCCTTGGCAAACAATCGACTCATAAGCAAAGGTAGTGCCGCGAGAACCCGCACGAATATAGATAGAAGTATTTCCTGCTTTGACAATAACGTTATCTTTGCAGACAATACGACCGGCTACGTCAGCTTCGTTGTGGACGCTAATTCCGTAAGAAGTAGTTCCATAAACGTAGTTTCCAATAATGGTTCCACTGGAGCATTCGAAGTTAATACCCTGACCCGCAGAGCCCATTACCTTATTGTATTCAATAAAGATATCTTCCGCTGCGGTGTGAGTATCAATGGCGTCACCGCCACCCATTGATCCGCCCAAAGCTGTGGAGGTCCAGTTTACCGTATTGAAAGAATACACAATACGTCTCGGAAGTCCGGGATTTGCCGTCTCATTG